GTGGGATGGCAACAAAAATTCCACATCCGGTAGCGACAAGCGCTTCTGCAATAGCTGGGGCTCTACCTCCCCGCGCTGCGCCTGCGCCCGGCGAGGTAGCCGCCGAGGTCGTGAGGTTGTCGGGTAATGAACGATATACGTATGATGTCGCAGATAAAGCTATCTGGCAAAAAGATGACCGAATGAAATGGAGTATCCAAGGTGAGAGTATAGCGGAGATATTCGAGCGACACGGAATATTTTTTACGCGTTCCAACTCCGAGCGAATAGCGGGGAAATTAGTGGTACATCAGTACTTGAGGGAGAATAAAATAAAATTCTTTTCAACCTGCAAGCACATGCTCCGCACATTGCCTGAATTGGTGTACGACGAGTCAAAACCTGAAGACGTGGACACGACACAAGAAGACCATGCATACGACGAGTTGCGGTATTTTTGCATGAGTAGACCGATTAAACCGATACGACCGAAGAAGGAATTTAGTGACGGATATAAAACGATAGACGACAGTGAAGAGGTGACAGCATGGGGGATTTAAAGAGCTTTGATATAGAAGCGGCACGGCGAAGGGTGAAAAGTGCGTTAAGTGCTACGAGTGATTGGCGAGAACGAGCCAAAGAAGATTACGAATTTATGCAAGGAAAACAATGGGCTGATGCCGATTTATCGCGTATGAAGAAAGCGGGAAGACCTGTTATTACGATTAATAGAATCCGACCGGTTATAAATCTGTTATGCGGATATGCGGCACAGAATGAGACGGAACCGGACTTTTTACCGAGGTCTGAAGAAGACGATAGAATAAGCCGAGTGGCTAAGGGCATTACAAAATATTGTCTTGACCGTGCAAATTATCAGAGAACGAAAAACAAATGCTTCAGAGATAAAGTAATATGTGGACTGGCGAATTACTGGATTACGTATGATTTCGATTACTCGCGGCTTGACGGCACTATTAAGATTGACAGAGTTAGCCCGTTTGACGCGTTTATAGACCCTGAAAGTCAGCAAGAAGACTTGTCAGACGCTCAGTATTGCGGCCGTTATTCGTGGGAAAGCCCTGACAAATTACGGCAGATATATAGCGATAAGCAGAAAGAAATAGACACATTGCAACATAAGCTAGACAGCACTGAAACAGCCGTTGACACGATTAACACGGAGAAACTTTGGTATGATACCGATTTCAAAAAAGTACGAGTTGTTCAGTATTGGTATAAAGAGTACGGGACTCAAGAAGTCTATATGACTAAAGAGGGCGTTGTTACAGATGATAACCCGTTGTTTATGCAACTCAAAGCGACAGGAACGCAGCCGACGACGATACCGAAGACGGTTATACGATATGCGACGTTTTGCGATGATGTTTTATTGGAAGATGGAGAAAGTCCGTATAAACATGGCAAATTCCCGTTGGTGCGTGAATATTGTTATTACACGGGAGAATTGTCAGACGCTGAATTAGAGCCCGCGGGTGTTGTTCGAGACATAAAGGACGCACAGAGGGAATTAAACAAAAACCGCAGTCAACGTATGCACGTTGTCAATCAACAGTCGTTAGGGGTTAAGTTCTGGACTGGGGTTGTTGATGAGCAGTTAAAGAAAGCGATAAAAGAAAAGGCAACAACGCCTGGGGCAAATATATTCTTACCGAACGGCGTAAGCTATCAAGATGGTACACCTGCTTATGACAGTTCAGTGAATATAAATCTTGAGCAGCAATCAAGCAATGATTTTTACGCTATAAGCGGTATAACGCCCGAATCACTAAGCGGTAGCGTTGGAGCGATGAGCGGCAAGGCGATCGACTTGCGTCAGTCAGTAACGACGGTGCAGACGGCGGGAATATTCGACCAAACAAAAGAAACAGAACGGCAGATAGTTATGCTTCTTTGGGGTGATAAAAACGCCGAAGGACTTATACCGCAGTTCTACAACCAAGATAAAGTAATGCGGATACTTGGCGATGACGGGCAAAAAGAATTTATACAGATTACGCCGAATCTAGGGCAACCTATGCAAGAACAGTTTGCAGTTGACCAGACAACAGGAATGCCGAAAACAGACGAAGACGGCAACCCGATTAAGAAGATATTATATGACCTTTCTTGCTTTGATTTTGATATCGTCATTACAACTTCTCAAGCGTCTGCAACGGCACGACGGGCGAACTTATATCAACTTCTTGAAGCGAAGAAGTCGGGCGTTGATATTCCGATGGATATTATCTTGGACTTCATGGATTTCCCCGAAAAAGAAAGCGTTAAGAAGAGAATGCAAGAAGCGGCAGAACAGCCGAATTTACCCGATGTGCGTATAAACGGACGGCTTGCTGATTTACCCGCTGAAGCTTTGAGTACGGCACTTTCAAGCATAGGCGTGCAAATGTCACCTGAAGAGATATTGCAAGAACGCTTGGCAATGAAAGGATACGCACCGCCACCGCAGATACAGCAACCGTTAAATACACAACAAGTAGGGCAAGACATGCAACAAATGCAGTTATTGCAGAATATGCAACAACTCTAAAAGGGAAAAACAGACCTGGACACGTCTATAAACTGTCCCCTCCTTTTCTCGTCATTAGCAAGACGTTAAACGGCTAATTATAACCCACATTCGCCCCGCAACGGCGTTAAACTGCAATTATATTTTTCGTCCCGCAAGACGTTAAACGGCAGAAAGGATATTACTATGGATAACAATGAAATGGTTAATGCTGAAGAAATGGGCTTTACTCAAGAAGATTTGGAAGTCGTGAAAGACGAAATGGAACAGGACAATCCTGAAGGATCTGACAGTAAAGAGTCTGAATCGCAAGAAAGCGGAGAAAAGCCTGAACAGTCTGAAGAGTCTAAGGAGTCTGAAGACCAGGACGAAAAGCCTAAAGAAGCCGAAGGCGAAGAACACGCCGAGAATTTAAAAGGAGCGTTAGCTCAAGAACGAGCAAGACGCAAAGCGGCTGAAGAACGGGCAAGAACGTTACAGGCACAGCAAGCACCCGTTACATTACCTGAACAGGAAATAGCTAATATCCGAGATTTTGCAAAGCAAGAAGCGTTAAAGAGATTAGGGGTAAAGGCTGAAGACGTGGAAGGGTTAATGTATGAGGACGAACAAAAATACAAAGACCTTTTGAGACTGCAAACGCAAATTGAGTATGTCGTTTCTAACCAAATGCACAGCCGATACGACCAGGTACAGAAGAATCAGACGTTTGTGAATGAAATAAAATCACTCCCGAACTTTAATGAACTGTATCAAGATGGTGTAGAAGCCCTTAACGAAATGACACTGAAAGACGCAAGACCGATTAACGACGCATTCGCCAATATTGACAACGGTGAAGGAACGGAAGCGGATTTTGAAATTGTCCGCAAATTCGTTAAAGAGCTGCAAGACAAACGGGCGGCAACAACCGTAAAGGACAGCCCGTTAAATGTGGCCAAAACCTTACCGAAGGCGGGAGCGTTAAGTGGTGGTAATAACACACCGCCGAAGTTAAGCGATGAAGAAATTTTGGAAGCGTACCAAAACGGAGAACAGGATAAGTTGCCCGAAGATGTACGCAAATACTTTGATAATTTACTTGAATAAGGAGAATACACATGGATGAAATTCAAATCCCCGCTAATTTAGTACCTAAAGTATGGGCGGCTAAGGTATGGACGGAAGGCGTTAAAGCGTCTTATTTCGATAAATTCACAGACGCAAATGGCAATAACGTAATTCATAAGAACGTCAAATTAAAAGGCGTTAAAGGTGACAAGGTATACTTTGGCCTTGCGATGAATCTCACGGGTGACGGTATTAAAGGTAATAATACGCTCGACGGACACGAAGAAGAATTACACATTTACGATTTCGCTGTTCCCGTCGAACTCGTTCGTAACGCTGTTGCTCGCTTCGTGGCAGACGATCAGAAAAGCCCGTACGAAAATCTTCAGATTATTAAACCGGCTCTTCAGCAGTGGGTTACGGATTGGCTTGATGATACCTTCATTAAGAAGTTAACCGCTTCCCCGACAACTGGAGAAGTTGTTTTTGCTTCTGCTGCAGGTACTGAAGCCGGCACGACGGCAAACGACAAATTAACGTGTGCGTTGATTTCTCGTGCTAGACGTAAAGCAATGCTTCACGCTCCGAAGGTAAACCCCGTAAAGGTAGACGGGCAAGACCGCTATATTATGTTAGTTTCGCCGTGGGCGGCCAAAGACCTTAAAACGGATCCCGTATGGGTTCAATCTCAAGCACAAGCAAACGTGCGTGGTCGAGAAAATCCGATTTTCACGGGTGCATTAGGCGAATACGACGGCGTTATCCTGTACGAATATGAACGTATTCTTAACACGACGACAGGGGCAAGCAGTGCTAATGTATGCCATAACTTGTTGCTTGGCAAACAAGCTGCGTGCTTTGGCGTTGCTAAGGAAGCTACTCCGATTAAACAGGTTAGCGACTATGGCAACCGTGAAGGCAATGGCGTTTCCTTGTATGCGGGTATTGAAAAGTCGAAGTATAACGGCAAGGATTACGGCGTAATTCAGGTTATTACAGGTGGCACGGTAGAAAAATAATGAACGCAAAGAACAAAGGGGGAAGGGATAACCTTTCCCCTTATTCTTTTATGAGGTGTATATGAGGGTTAGAGATTTAATTAATAGGGCGTATATGCAAGTGGGCGATACGTCGCAAGAGACATACACGCCTTATCAGTTTTTAGAGTTTTATAACGAGGGTAACCAGTTACTAAACACGCTCATGGGGAAATATTGCCCTAGCCTTGGAGTCACTACGTATGAAGATAGAGGAGTCGGGCAAATTTTTCTACCTAT